GCATCGAGGGCGAAGAAGAGGACCCTCCCGGAGTCGCATGGGGGGGAGCCCTCGAAGAGGGGCGTCCCGGTCGCGACGGAGACAGCGATGCCCGTAGCGAGGGCGGATTTCCCCGTGAAGGCGTCCGCATTGATGAGATGGAGGGCGTCGTGGCGGATGAGGCCAGGGACCATGAAGGGGGGAGGGATGCGGAAGCACTTCGATGCGTGGGTGACGAAGCTCATACCCAGGGCCTCCCGAAACGCTCTCTTGATTCATGGGCACGAAGTTCCGCTCGCGTCTGAAGGTCGCGGATGAGAATAGAGGTAGCCCCCCAAGTGGACATAGAATCCTGCTGCATGTAGAGGCGGGAGACGATCTCTTCGAGCAAGACATGGGTGTAGTGATGGGCGAAGCGTTCTTCTGGGGTCATGATGTATACTCCTTTGTGTAGTGGGAAAAGGGTCCCGAGGTACCTTTCCAGAATGTTCTCTCTTATCACTTAAGAGGTATGCCAATACCCTCTTATAAGAGAGAGAGGTAAAGAACCCTCCCACCAAGGAAAATAGGCACTATTCTGAACCCCCCTTGACCAAGGGACCCTTTGCCCTCCTGGAAGGTGTTGGGGGACATGGGGTTACAGAGGGGGGGTGGTAAAGGGGACCCCCTGACTTTTTGCGAGATGGCATTTTAAGGCTTAAAACAAGCACTATTCTGGCCCCCCTACCTACCTACCCACCCCTTATGTGATGGAGAGACATGGAGTTAGGAGATAGGGCTAAGGGTGAAGGGGTACTGGATTCGGTGGGTGAGGGACACCCAGCTCGCAGCGGGCAAGCAAGAACCGTGCCAAGAGGCATTGAGTTTCCTACTCGGGGGGTGAGGGTATGTGGACGCCACGGCATGGGCCATGGCCTTCCTCATCGTGCTCAGCCTCTCCCCCCGAGACAGCAGCTCCAGCCTCAAGCATGCCTGAGAGCATCCCAAGGGCGAGGATGGCGGGGACGATCTCGTCTGGGGGTTCGAGCTTCATCACGGCGAGGCAGATGGCCTCAGAGTCTCCCGCGAGGAGGGGAGTTGCGTAGGAGAGGGGGAGGTGGGAGGCGAGCCAGGTGATGGCGGTTCGGTCGATCTTCGCTTGGAGGTTGGACATGGAGGCTCCTTTACTGCTGGAGAAGGTGCTTGAGGGTGACGGCATCCGGGGCAAAGACGCCAGGGATGGAGTAGGCGATGATGATGAGGCCGATGAGGGAGAGGCCAATGAAGATCCAGAGGGTTATGACGCGGGCCCATTCGGTATCTTCAGCAGCCATCTTCTTGTCGAAGTCATCCTCGATGGAGGCTAAGTCCTTATTGAGCCTGTAGTGGGTGTAGATGAAGGCGGCGAAGGGGACGAGGATGAAGAGGAGGCCGATGGAGATGTTGCGGATGGCCTCGATGTAGGTGAGGCGGATGAGCATCTCCCAGGACTTGAGGAGATAGGGCTGTCCTGCGGCTGCGAGCTTCTCGCCTACTTCGGTGAGCTTGGAGATGACTTGGGTGATGTCTTCAGCAGTCATTACTACTCCTTTGTGTAGAAACCCTGGTTAAAACGGGGGTTCCTGAGGGTGATCGAGTTTAGGGGGTGTGATTGGATGGGTGGCCTTTCTTCGCTCTCATTTCTCCTAGTTGTACAAGGCGTTTTGGAGAGAGAACGCGGGGTGCGCGGACACTCAGGCCCTTCCAGCAGTTCGCGGGGACCTTGTAGAGGTACACATCCCCCGAGAAGGAGAGGAGGGAGATGCCGGGGAGCTTGAGAAGGCGGGAGACGATGCCCTTCTCCGTCGTCTCGACCGTGAAGAAGCCGGCATCAAGGTCGGCCAGGTTCGCCACGATCACCGTCTCTCGCTCAGCTCGGATCATCTTGGAGTCCTTGGAAAGGGTCATTTAAGATGGGAAGGGCGAGGGAGAGCATGGCCTCGTGCTGAGGGCAGAAGAGATGGTAGATCAGGCCCTCCGGATAAGGTTCTACAAGGGGATGGCTGGGGCATTTGCCCCAATGCCAGGCACAAGGGTGAGGGGACTCAAAGGTCGTTGAGCCGGGCTCCTGCGATGACGTGGGTGAGGTGGAGGAGAAGGTCGGCGGAGAGAGTAGGGGATGGAGGGGCGGAGCCGGCATCGTAGATTTCCTTGTTGATGGAGGCGAAGAGGAGGCAGGAGAGGAAGGTCGTGGCCGCGAGTTCGCAGATGCGAGGGTCAGGATGGGTGTACTCGGATGAGTAGGAGAGGAAGGTAGGGTGACGCCGGATCTCAGAGACGAGGGCGAGCATGGCTGAGGGGTTCATGTCATCTGCTCCTTCCAGGAGGTGAGGAGGGCAGTGAAGGATACCACGCAACGGGGGCAGAGTTCCAGCTCTTCGTTGAGGAGCTGGTCGGATTCGGAGGGGGTGAGCGGTCGAAAGGGTTTCTGTGTGATGGCGACGAGTGAGTGGGTGCGGTCGGAGTCGGGGATTTCCCTCTTACAGCGGTCGCAGGTGATGGTGAGCTTTCGCATGGCCTTACCTTATGGGGAGGGTGGGGGTTCGTCTGCGGGCCGTGTCGTAGCCGACGAGGAAGCCGGAGAGGAAGGAGACCATAGCCTCAGGGGGAAGCCAGCCCGAGTCGTTTCGGTCGAGCTGGCCTTGCTTACAGAAGAGAGCCATGCCCCAATGGTTCTCATGGAGGGAGTACCTGTCTACGTAGGTGCAGATGGCGTTAACGTCCTCGAGCAGGGCGCGGGCGAGCGGGCGGTTACGCATGACGTAGCTCCTTTGTAGGGGTGAGGAGGGAGAGAGTTGGGTTTGCACGATGCAGTTGCATGGCGTGCAGGGCGCGTTGGGCAGCCGGGCTCCCAGCTGGGGCTTCGAGGACAGCATGGGGGACGATCAGGGTTTTCTTGTGGAAGATGAGCTTCACTACCAAGCCCCCCGAGCGAGTGAGGCGGGTGATGAGGCCGAGGTAAGACCCTCGGAAGGGCCATTCCGCCGAGACGAGGGAGCCGCGAGGAAGAGAGGGTGAGGCTGGGTTAGTCCACCCAAGATGAAGGCGGCTCATGGGAGGATGCCCCAGGTGACATCGGCTAGCCTGTCGAGATGCCGGGCGAAAAGGTAGGCTAGGGTGATGGAGATGGTGAGGCAGGCTAGGAAGAAACGCATGGGGACTCCTTGATGAGCATGTTGGGGAAGCGACGAGAGAGGATGCGACGCATGTAGGAGGGGAAAGAGGCCCAGTAGATCGCGACGAGGGAGTTGTTGGAGAAGGGGTCGAGGATGAGGAGGCGGGTCATGATGTTACTCCGGGAAGCGGGGATGATCGCGGCGGTATGCGTCGGGGCTCGCTGCGCCAGGGTCGTCCGGGCGATACTCTACGGGGAGGCGCTGCCGCTTGTCTAGCCATAGCCTCACTCGCTCAAGCTCACGCGTTCGCTGGCCTAGGTTTTGGTGAGGGTAGCGCCGGCCCCTTGGCTTCCCGTTTACCCACGCTTTCACCCAAGCCGCGTTAGCTCTGGCTGTCCAGCGAGTTAGGTTCATGGGGCTATCTCTTGCTCGTTATGGTGATCGTGCCGTTGGGCTCGACCACGGTTGAGAGAGCAGAGCCAGGCTCAATTTGGAGGCAGAGAGAGCCGTCGGCTACGACACGGGCGAGGATGTCGCACGCATGCTGGATCGTGCCCTCGTGACGCTGGTAGATGGTGAGGTCGAAGCCTCCATCCTTACGGCGGGGGCCGCCGGAGAGGGGAGACTTGCGGCCATCGACGCGGGCGGAGATGTAGAAGTTGCGGACCATGTTAGGCTCCTTTCATGGGTCAAAAGTCGCGAAAGGCCGCTTTAAGCTCTGCTAGGCCGGTGTCTCCGACTGCGGCCCGGAGTGCTAGGCCATGAGCGAGGCATTCCCGATAGGCGGCTTCGCCCTTACGGCTGTCGGGATCATAGCCTAGATCAGATGCCCAAGACTCATACGATGGATGGTCAATCGCTGTGCTGTCGCTTACGAGGCAAAAGAATACATCGAGGGGATCGGGGAGGATTGGGGCGCCTGCCGTTATCCCACCCCAGCTCCTCATGGTGCCTGCCTTGCCATGTTCGCACTCAAACAACAGCGCCGTGTACTCGTCTGTTGAGTAGCGCCTTAGCTTGTAGCTTGGGCAGTGGGCGATGCCAACGGAGTAGTCTGTGCTTAGGACTACCTGCTCGCCTTTCTTGACCGTGACGCGCCAGTTTAAGTTAAGGGCATTAAGCGGGGGCTGCTTCCCCGCTAAGGTCGCGTGCCGTGATTTAGACCAGGGGACAAAATCCGCTTCGATGGAAAGGCCAAGGCGAGCAAGCGCGGCGGAAGCGGCGGCCTTGACTTGCTTCTGTTTCCAGTCCATTGCTTTAGGCTCCTTTCATCTTGCGGATGCGGCAGAACTGGGACCAGTCGGGGCCGAATGAACCGTGGTAGCATGCACCGTTCGTGCCACGGATGGTAACGTGGCGGATGGCCGCGCCGAGGTTGTTACGGTAGGACGTGGAACGGATGATGTTGCCAAGGGGCGCGCCGAGCCATGTTGAGACGGTCGGGCGGCCCGTGGTGACGTAGCAATGGAAGCGGTCAGGGCATGTTGCCCAATGCTCAAGCTCGGATGCTTCCAAGGCGCGGTTATGAGCGTCAGGGTCGGGGATCTCGGCCTTGCCTTCTGGCGTGAAGGCCTGGCCGTTGAAGGCGAATGCGTAGCCTTTCATTAGATGCCTCTCTTTTGTGCAATGTCAGCAGTACGGTCGAGCTTGCTTGACATGCCGGCCCAAACTCTCGCAAGGGAAGGATCTTGCCAGTTAGAGCGAATGTGGTCCGCCTTTTCAAGGCAGATGATGGAGAGCAGCGAAAGGACATGCTCAACGCTAGATGCATCAATCATCCGCTCAAGGGCTTCTGCTTCTGGACTCATGAACTTGCCTTTCGTACTGCGACTAGAAAGTCGGAGGTCATGGCGTTAAGCTCATCGCATGGAACGTCAGCGGAGCGACTGTCTAGGGCCAGGTCTACTAAGTCACCGTTAGGGGCAAACTCCGCAAACAAGCGGTGACCACTGATGCTAGAGCAGGGCCAGCTAGCATGTGGGCGGGTTGCCCATGCTTCAGTGTCGGATGCAGACAACCAAAGCTTTTCGTTGCCGTAGGCTGTCTTGAAGTATCTCATGCTGCTCTCCTTAGGTTGTGGCCGTTCGCGGGAGCATGGTAGCACGAGGCATGCCAGAAGTTAGGACACATGAGGGCATGGGCTTGGGTTAGGTGACGCAGGGAGAAAGAGGGCGAAAGGCCGTTGTAGGCGAGGCAAATAGCCCTTGACTCTGCAGGGGCGATACGATCTAATGGGGTGGCGAAAGGGTGACATATGCTTGAAAGTGTCGACAAAGTGTCCAATTTCTGTACACCAAACGGGCTAATCCCATGCGCTGTGCGAGGTTAGCTTGTACCAGCGCCAGCGTGAGACATGTTTCAATATGAAACACATGGCCCAACTGGGCGGGTGCATGAGATTAGTGACTCAATATGGAAGAGCCACCCGGAGCCCCCACCTGCGAATGGAGCTAGTTCTCTAAATGCCTGAGCCCAACGCACCCCAAACATGAGTCAAATCCTCAAGGGCTACCCCGGCCGACCCCGTGGGAAGAAGAACATCACCCCTGCCGTCCGTCAGGAACTCTGTGAACTCATCCTCACGAAACGGAAGGGAAAGAACGGCAAGCCCGGCCACGGCCTCACGAATGCCCAGATCGGCGCCCGCCTTGGCATCTCCGCAACTACGGTCAACTACTACACCTCAGCCATGGCTCAGGGCTCTCCTGCCTATGCAGCCATCCTTGGCTCCTCCCGAACCAAGCTCGCCCTCGAGCAGAAGGGAAAGTACAAGCCGGGCGAGGCAGCGGCAGCTCTTGATCGCCGGTTCGAGGAAGCAGGGGAGACAGCGGAGATAGTCGCAGCAAAGTTCGCAAATGAAGTTGAGGCCTTCCAGCAGAACCACCCTGACGGGAACCCAACGGCCCACCCTAAGACGAAGCTCCGCCTCTCTGAGACAGACGGCTCGCTCCTCTCCATCAATGAGATGCTCGCCTTCCTCTCGGACGTGGCTCGCACGGGCCCCCCTCAGTACAAGATCTCCGCAATCAAGCTCCTCGACGAGCTTAACGCAATCCATCGCCCGGCGGAGTCCTTCGGCCCCCCGGCCCCTCTCGACCTAAATGAAGCCTGTCTCCGCCTCTCCCGCCTTTTCCTCGCATGCGGTATCCTAACAGTCTTCACCACCTTGGAGCGCCTCGGATGGCTAAGTTCGTCCTCTACGAATGGCACGACGCCCACATGGATCTGGACTCCTCCGGCAGATCCAGTGATGTCCTCAAGCACTCCCATCCCTGCCTTCTCCACTCAGGAGGATGGCTCATCGGGCAGTCCGACACTGACTACATCTTCGCCCTCGACCGAGAGCGAACCCCCGCAGGCTCCGACGACTTCAGAGGAATCATCTCCATCCCCATCTCTTGTATCCGCAAGCTGAAGGTAGTCTTCAGTGATGACCGCCGAAAGGCAAGGAAGAAACTCTAATGGTGTTCGGAATCGCAAAGATGCTTGGTGGGGCACTGCTTGGAAAGAGCGGAGAACTGCTCCCTGGGAAGCGCCTCAACCCCGCCAAGGCAGCAACCGACCGCTCCACCCTCTCCAAGATCGGTGGGGGCATCAAGTCTGCCTATGGCGTGACCTCGAAGATTAACAAGGCCATCGAGAACCCCGCTGAGGCCATCATGGAGAAGATCAAGAAGGGGAGGAAGAAGCCTGCCCCAAAGGAAACCCCCTAGCCATGCCTCGCCTATCCCCCCGAGCCAGCAAGGAGGCTCGCCGTGAGGCAGCCTCGCATGAGATGAGGAAGTTCCATGCGGGAACCCTCCACTCAGGGAAGGGTGGGCCCATCGTGACGGACCCTGCCCAAGCTGCCGCAATCGCGATGTCCGTCTCGGGGCAGAGTAAGAGAAAGAAGAAGTAGCTTGGTAGGCTGGGACCTAGGCATAGAGCGTGAACTTCTGGCCGATGCTTGTCTCAAGTCATTTTGGCCCTTCCTCCAGCATGCCTTCGGCCTGGGCCCGCAGAACCCCTCTGCATACTGGCTCACTGAGGATGTCCACAAGCCCCTCGCGGACTGGATTGAGAAGATCGTCTTCGAGTGGGAGCGAATGCGGAAATCCGGCAAACCCGAGCGTTTCTACATCCTCATTGATGCAGCCCGTGGCTCAGGGAAGACATGGGTAATCACAAAAGGCCTGACGGCCTGGCTCCATCTCCGTAACCCAGACCTCGCCTCCGTCATCGACTCCGTAACCATCTCGAAAGCAGAGGAGTTCGCGGAGACGCTCAAGAGACTCTATGAAGCAAAGGACCCCTACGCCCTCTTCCCCTGGTTCTATGGAAAGTGGGAAGGAAATGAAACCTGGACTAAGGGAAGATTTACCCATCGCGCCCGAAAGGCGAACAAGTCTGAGGCCTCTATCGAAACCTCAGGCGTTGAGACGGGCATTACGGGAGATCATCCTGATCACCTCATCATTGATGACCCCATAACGAGGGAGAAGCTCAGGGAGGCGGGAACCTGGATTCAGCTCGCAAACACCCATGTCATCTCCATGTTCCCTGCCTGCCGGAATGACTCCCTTGTGATCCTCTGTGCGACCCCCTACCTCGATGGAGATGTCGTCTCAAACGCGATCACAGTAGATGGGCTCAAGGAGGTCCTTGGGAGGGAGTTCCCTGGCGAGTACCGATGCCATCTCCGTAAGGACGGGAAGTGGCGAGCCTTCTACATGCCCGCAGCAGATGAGGAAGGGAACGCCCTCATGCCCCTAGTCTGGCCGAAGGACCAGCTTGATGAGTACCAGAGGAAGTCCCCCTCTGATTATGCCGCCCAGGTCTGTCTCCGTCCCGGAACAGGGGAACAAGTCCCCCTTACGATGGATCAGATTAAACAGTGCATGATCCCGAGGCGGGATGTCCCTAAGACCCTCTCCTACACCATCCACTGTGACACAGCCTTCAAGAACAAGCGAACCATTGGGAAGGGGGACTGGTCTGTCTTTGAGGTCTGGGGCCACCACCCTGACACAGGGGATGTCTACTTCATGGAGGGCCATGGCTCCTCCCGCTGGAGAAGCGAGGAGTTCACTACCCGCCTCCTTGAGGTTACTCAGCGTTACATCAAGACGGGGAAGCGTATCCGGGCCATCACGGACGAGAAGTCCATGGGAGGTAAGGAGGGTGTTTGGGAGAACCACCTTCGTTCCTGCTTCTCCAACGCGGGTCTCTACCTCCCGCCCTACTTCGAGTTCGACCGAAGGGGGGATGTGAAGATAAACCGCATGCTCGTAGCGGCTGGGTATTGGGTAGATGGGCATGTCTTCCTTGTGGAAGATGCCCCCAGCCTCACGAACCTCATGTGGCAGATGTCCCGCCTCGGCCTCCTCGACCATGACGACTGGGCTGACGCCGCCGCAGATGTCTTCCACCCTGACATCTACCGCCCCCTTCGCCCTGTCCTCAACGACGCCCAGCCTCCCTCCCCGAGACGGCCTGGAGACTCTTACCTCCAGACTGGCCGTATTGACAACCTAGAGGCGAGGGATTTCTACGACAACCTCATCTTCGAGCCCAACTACGCCCGTGAGGTGATCCGATGATTCCACGCCCAGCCTCCTTCCAAGCAGAAGGCGACTACAAGGATAGATGGAGGGTGGTGGTTCAACGCATCGTCAACAACGAAGTCGTAGCTGAAAAAGAGGAATACCTCAAGGACCTTTGGTTCTACATGGAAGAGCCCCAGAAGTCCCTTGCACACATGGCCCACCGAGCCCTTCTCTATATGAAGAGGGTCTGGCCAGATAAGTTGGAGTCAGTCCGATGAGAAAGGAAAAAGGATGCTCATCTTCTTCGACACTGAAGTTTCCAAGCCCATTGAGGAATGCGGAGGATGGGCCGCTGCCCGTTCTGGTGCCGCAGGTCTGTCGGCTGCCATTGTCCTCTTCGAACCCTCTTCGCGGATCAGGATCTACGACACCCACACCATAGAGGAGCTTGCGAATGTCTTGGAAACCCCCTCTTCCACCCTCATTACATTCAATGGAGACGGTTTTGATCTCCCCCTCATCGGGGGTATCCTTGGCCGCTCGATCACCCCGTCCAACCATCTCGATCTTCTGTCCCTGGTGTCAGAAGGCGATGGCCTTAAGGGATGGGGACTTGATGATGTCTGTAAGCGAACCATCGGGAGAGGGAAGACAGGTCACGGTGCGTTTGCCCCAACACTCGTGCGTCAAGGTAGGTGGGCTGAGTTGTTCGACTACTGCCTCTCTGACGTTTACCTCACCCGAGATCTTTTCCATCACATCCGCACTCGAGGAGTTGTTGTCCGTCCTGACGGAAGACTCAAGCCCCTCACCCTCCCTCTCTACCTAAGGAGCCAAGATGAAGAAGACCCTCCTACTCATGCATGACCCCAAGGGGGCTGTGGGCACTCATGTCCCCTTCCATAAGGTCCAATTTACTAGGTTACAGACGCAGGGGCCCTACGATGAGGTTATAACTGACTACGCCCATCTCTTCTATCCCCCCTTCTTCATGCAAAGGATATACGGCCTTCTCTCTGACGACGGCGTTCTTGATATCACTGTCCCCCGAGCTGGCTCCCCAGCCTCCTTCGAGGACCCCTTTACTATCTCATATTGGACCCTCCAGACCTTCCTCTTCTACCAAGCTGGGAAACACTCCATTCGGAGGAAGGAGTATGAGAAGGCATTAAAATGTCTTTTCTCTATTGACATTGGGGAAACAACCCCCGACACTAATGGGAACGTCTGGATTCGTGCTCGGTGTACGAAGGTTCCAATGGAGGAGCCATGCTTAGTTCCTGGTTCCGAAACAGCGGCCTCGTCTCCATCCTCACAGGAATGCTCCAAGTCGAATGGGAGCCAGCCCCTAACGTGACCTTCTGGTATGTGGGGGACGTTACATGTAAGAGGTGTGATGAGGAGTACGTCATAGCTTGGGCTGACACTACGTCGCCCGACCTTAATTGCCCTGAGTGTGGTGGCGTGTGCCTCATGGAGAAACTGTATGGCTGAAGATGCAGCGAAGGTAGTCATGTCGCGTTACAACCACGCGAAAGGCACCTATACCTCGCTTTTCCTTCGAACGACAAGATGGTATGACATCTTCCGGGGCTGGACCACAGGAACGTGGCAAGCATACCGTAACAACATCACTATCCCCCTCCTCTTCTCTACAGTCTGGTCTGACGTTGCTCGGAAGCTCAACGTCTCCTTTGGGACCTTCCCCTACATCCAGATGCTTGGATATGGCCCTGAAGATGCCCCCGTCGCTAGGAAGAATGAGCTTCTCATCTCTGCCCAGATGAAGGACTGCTCCACCCTCATGAAGGCCGCAGATATGTTCCTGTGTGGGGACCTCTACGGCACCGCTGTTTGTCAGACAGGCTGGCTCAAGCGAACTGATCGGCTCCTCACAAGAGGGATTGATATTTCCCCCTCGGGGAAGAGGGGTGAGAAGCTCCAAACGGAGTGGAGAACAACCTTCAACGGCCCGAACTTCGAGCCCTTCGACCTCATCGACTTCTTCCCCCAGCCTGGCTTCCGTACTGTGGACGAGATGGCCTGGATCATCCGCCGCTACTACATGGACCTCGATGAGATTGTCCATGCCTCAAACCCTGTCGAAGATGGCGATGTCCCCCTCTTCGACGCTGAGGCTGTAGCTAAGCTCAAGCAGGGCTCTGTCCCGACAGGGATGGAGAGGGACATCGAGCAGAGGCGGAACCTTATCCGCTCCCCCTTCTCCGACTCTGAAGCTCGGAGGATGGAGAAATACTCAAAGCCGGTTGAGATCATCGAGATGTGGGGGACCCTCCCTTCTGAGTTCATGTCTGAAGGCATGGCGACCCAACGGGTTGTCTCTGTCGCGAATGGGAACATTGTCCTCCGAAACAGGCCCAACCCCTTCTGGGATGGGAAGAAGCCCTTCCTCGCCTTTTCCCCCCTTCGCGACCCGCACTTCTTCCATGGCTTCGGGAAGGTCGAGATGGGAGAGAAGCTCCAACTCACGGTCAACCGCATCGCGAACCAGAAGCTGGATGCTTTGGATCTCTTCATCGACCCCGTGTTCGCATACGACAGGACGGCAGGGGTCGAGACTCGGAACCTCTACATGCGTGCAGGGAAACTTGTAGGAGTGGATGGCCCGCCCGGGGATAAGATCATGCCCATCTCTCCTGACCTTCGGGGCCTCCAGGGGGCTTATCAAGAGATTGAGGACCTCTGGAGATGGCTTCAGCAAACGAACGCCATCACCTCTGACGCTGTTGAGACGAGCACTTCAGCCCGTACCACTGCGAGGGAGTTCCTATCTCGCCAGGAGAACCTCTCGACGCGTCTCCTCCTCGAGTCTCGCTTCGCTGAGGAGATGTGGCTCGAGCCCCTCGCGAACCGGATGCGTTCTCTCAACCGCCAGTTCCTTCCCATGCCTCTCGAGCGGAAGATCATTGGGGGGAGCATGATTGACCCTATTACAGGGATGCCCCTTCCTCCTGAGGAGCTTATAATGAACCTTGAAGACATCAATATCGACTACGATGCGAGGGCAAAGGGGACAACCTACACCATCGGGAAGGCTGCTCGTCAGCAGAACATGACCCTCCTTCTCCAGGCTGTCTCCTCGAACCCCCTCCTTCTCCAGCAAACAAACTGGCAAGCCTTCGGCCGTGCCCTCTATCAAGCCTTTGAGATGGATAACGTAGATGAGCTACTCATCCCAATGCAACAGATCCAACAGCAGGCTATGGGCATGGCTGGAATGATGGGGCAGATGGGGGGCCTTCCTGGTATGCCGAACCAGATTCAAGGTCCCGCCGGCATGACCCCTACGGCAGATGAGGGCCTTATCGGGGCCCTCGAAGGCACCCTCTCAGGACAGTAAGATGGACCCTAAGGACCGTCAAGAGCATCTCCGCTCCCTTATCCTGAGCCGAGCATGGACAGAAGTTGTCATCCCTGAGTATGAGGCCCGCCTCAGTAAGGAGATCACGGCCCTTATCTCGGATGGAGATGACCGACACCTCGGCTTGATAAACATCCTCCTCTGGGCCCTCTTCCCTCACCTCAAGGAGAAGACGCAAGCTCAGAGGAGGGGAAGGATTGCCGCCCTGAGGGGGCTCCTTGCTTGGCCTCGCTCTGAGGTGGAGACTACGGATGTAGAGAATGAAAGGGAGAGGGAGAGAGATGCGGCTCTCCTTCGAGCTACCCATTTTGTAGATAGGGGCTGGCGGTCGCCCGTCGCCCCACCTGAGGAAAGGTAAAGAAAGTTCTTGCAACATCTACCGTAAAGTGGTAGATCTAACCCAAAGGGGACAACCCCCATAAAGAGGTCGAATATGTCGGACAACCCGACCAAGAAGATGTACGCAGGGAAGTACGAGACGCCGGAAACTCTGGAAACGGGGTACAATGCTCTCTTTACT